CTTCCGGGATATCGGAGATAACTCGTACCCGGGGAGCAGCGGCGGCAGGAGCTTCTGGTTCCACAACTCTAACCCGGGGAGCAGCGGCTTCAGGGACTACGGAAGCGGCAGTGACCGGGACATCGGCTGCTTGCTCTGCAGCTAACTTGACCCGTGCACGGTATTCAGAAACGAATATCTCGTTATCATTGACGATACGCTCTCCCAGGCCGACCCTGGACGCATCATCAGCCAGCTCTTCGGGCAAAAGAGTGATCTTAAACTCGCCGGTCTCGGGATCGATGTAAGCGAACTTGACTTCTCCCGGCTTCGCCCGGGCGGTCAAGTCAGCTACCTTCTGGGCAGCGGCATCGACCTCTCCAGTGTCTACATGGCCGGGTCTTTCTATGACCTCTCTGGCTGCCAGCTCCTCCGGGGTGATAGTCACCTTCGGGATGTTCGCTGCTTTAGTCTTGAAGAGGAACTGCTTAGCCTTGAAAGGTATCTTAGCGCCCTTCCATATGCCTCTTAGAGCAAGTCCAAACAGGTTATCTAAGACCGGGATCGGGATAAGATTGAATGGAGACGCCAACCCGAAAGCCGCTGACTGCTTCCAAGACTGCTCTGCAGTCATCTCGGCCAGGTCTTGGACCATCGTGTTGAAGTTAGCAGGGCTGAGCACATCGCCGTAACGGCCATCCAGCCACTGGCCCACCGGAGTAACCGAGATAGCAGCCTCACGGGTCTCTTCTATGCGCTCTTCACCACCCGGAGTCAGACCCGAAGCAGCAACGGCCATCGGGCTAGTCCAGGCTTGCTGGGCATACTGAGGCACGATTCCGGTATCAGTGATGTCCAGGACGTTCATCACCTTCATTACATCGCCAAGTGCCAGCTTTCCAGCTTTTTTCCAGCCTTCGACATCAAAGGGACTCCATTTGCCCTGGGGGAATATCCCACCAACTCCTGATGCCCAGTCGAGGAATCCACCTTGACCTTCTGGCGGAGGGGCTGTTGGCGATGGAACGGGTTGCACTGGTTGTTGAGCAACCGGGGCCCCAGCGGTCTTACGGAACCTCTGTTCCCATTCCTCCCAACCAGTAGATACTCCAGGAGCCTGCAGCACCTCACCCTGAAGCTCTGCAGGGGGTCCAAAGCGAGCTGGATCAGCGGCGCCTAACGAGAACTGGGAAGGCGCGTAAGTGACCGGCTCCACCGGCTCCACCGGCTCCACCGGCACTTCAGGCGTAGTGGGAGACTTCTTATATTTCTTTTCCCATTCTTCCCAGAACTTATTATCTTGACCCACAACCCATCACCTAGATCACAGATAGGAATACTGAACACGAGGAGCAAAGCTACCTAACGTCCGCCCGGTCATCTCGGGCGGCAAAGCGGAATAACGCTGCGTGAATGGGAACGCCTGCAAGAACTGCTGGAAGTTCTGTGCTGGCATCTGTCCGCCCTGGAGCGCACGCCCTTGCTTCCCCAGAAACTCGTCGTAGATGTTCTGGAACTGGCCCTGGAAGTACCTGCGAGATGCAGGACTGGTCCCGAACGGATTCCCGAACATCTCTGACTGGGCCATCCCTGGCTTAGACCGGCCTGTAGCACCAGGCGTCTGGTCTCCCAGCATCGCTAGATAACTCATCTGCGGCTGGGCGGTCAGCGCCTCGCCGCTTATGAACGCTGCGAAAGGGTTAGTAGCCATCTATCAACTCCTAAGCTGGCGGCGTCCAGCCCTGTAGACTGGGTAAGAGCCCCTGGATACCGGCGAGATTCTGCTCCATCGCCCACGGCAAGAACGCACCACTTGGCTCCTGGTACTGGTAACGCTGCGCTGCCTGCTGTATCTGGTCCATCAGAGCGGCCCTTACCTGTGGAGCCCCTGCAGTAGCTCGATAGAAAGGGTTCTTAAACGCTTCCAACTGGGCAGCAGGGTCCTGGAACAGACCTGCCATCTTTGAATAGACGTTGGCGTCCATGCCAGTAGGCATGGCCCCTGCTGGGCTACGCAGCACTCCAGCAAGCTGGTTCAAGAAACCCGCATAGTCCTGGCCCATCATCAGCGGCTGGGTGCCAGCCTGGACGTTCTGCAGCCAGCTTTTGACATCAGAGCCAATAGCTTCTTCTCCCGGGACTCCGTATGGGGTAAGCGCCTGCTGGGCCAAGTACTGCATCTCCAAAGGCGCTGCAGCCTGAGCATAAGCACTTTGGACCGCACGGCTTCCGCCATACCCCGGAAGTAACGAGGTGAAACCCGGATATATCTGGCTAAAGGGACGGAGAGTTTCCCACGTTCCGTATGGATCAAGGCCACCCATGTCGAACCCACCAGTAACTGGCGCAGGCGCTCCGGGAACAGCAGGAATCACCGGCGTAACGGGTGTAGCGGCAGCAGCAGGGGTACCTGTCCACGCAGGCATGGCCATAGCCGCGTCGTTGAAGGTATCCCAACCTGTTCCACCGAAATTCCCCTGGGTAGGGCTCTGCGTCCAGTTCAACAAGAACTCGTAGGCTTTTCTCCGGTCAGTGAAGTCCTGGCCGAACAGACCGGGCTCGCTGATCATCCAATCGGCGCCTTCGTTCATCACCGCAGTCAAAATATCGGCGGAAGAAGTGCCTAGATCGGACTGCTTCTTGTAGAGACCCGCCAGGAAGTCGAATATCTCTTTGTCCGTGCCCTGGAGCGGGGCTACCGCTTGCTGGAATTGAAAAGACGTCGTACCCAGCCCAGTGGTCGGTGGCCCACCGGTCAAACTTTCGCCTGCGGACCTGAGAGCTTCCTCGTAACCGTCAAAGAACCCGGAAAACCCACGTTCTGTGGCGATAGCCTTCATCAGGACATCGATCTCTGACCCACCGGGTTCATAGAAGTTCTGCCAGAGGTCGTATATCTGACGGAACGAATTATTTATTTCAGCAATATTCCCCGCGGCACCCCACTCCTGCATTTTTGCAATAAAGTTACCCAGCACGACCTTGGCTATGCCCATCTGCTGATGACGCTCCAACGTAGCTATCTCGCTCACGGAGAGGATCTCACCCGCATTTGCACGGGCCATCAAAGCCTCGGCTGGGAGAGCCGCTTTAGGGGCCCCAGAGGTTATTACTTCAGCAAGGGGAGCATTAGGAAGATCGCCCGAGGTATCTGTTGCTGCACCTCTCGCGAACAAGTCCTGCAAAGTCAGTGTTTGATCAGCAGACAGCACTCCTCCGCCACCACTCATAAGATTAAGGGCACCACTAGCTCCTGTACCAGCGGCCCCGATGGCCGTGCTAGTGTCAGTCGCGAGAGTGCCAGGCATATATTCGCCACCACTCCTAGTAAGACCACCTCCCCATCCTGCTCCCATCCCTGTAGGCGTTTCAACGCCCTCGCCCGGGAGTTGTATCTGCGTAGCTTGGTCCCTGGTGCCAGTGACTCCGCCAGCCTCCTCTGCCATAGCTAACGCAGCCGTGAGACCCCGAGTCTCGGCAATGAAATCGAATTGTTGTACTGATATCGGCATCTTCTAACCCCTCGGGCCGAACAGGCCCAGTCTTCTTAGTCTTTCCACCTCTGCCTGCCCACCAGGGCGAGGCGATCCTTCCGGTACGTTAGGCCCAGCCTGGGGAGTCGGCGCCGGTGGCGGCACTCCCAGGCCAGCGTTAGGCATCACTTCTGGCCTCAAAGTTGGCCCACCCGGACCCGGGGGAGATGGAGGCAAACCTCCAGGCCCGGGCGGACCAGCAGGAGAGCCGGGTCCGGGAGGAGACGCACCCGCCCCGGCCATCATCTGTTGCTGCATCATCTGCTTCTGCTGCATGATCTCCATCAACCCACCCATGTAGAACTGGGCCAGGTCAGACCTGCCACGTTCCTCAGTGGCCTTCATGATGGTCCACATGGCAGCCTCCGGGAGCATCCGCTCCGCCATCTGCTCCTTGATCTGGTTCTCTACCTCGTCCGCAGACTGGAGACCCAGGATCTCATCACGTATGGTACGGTCATCAAGGAGCGGCATCTGGCCCTCACGGGCCATCTGCGCCATGCTCATCTTGGACATCTCGTCTTGCGGCAGGTTGCCCACGAAATCGATCTCAGGAGAACCTACCCCTTCGATCATCTCGTAGGTGATCTCCTCGCTGAACCACTGCCGGTTGTTAGCAAAACCAGAGAGCTCGATAGCATCGAACGACCCAGTGGCATACTGGTCAGAGAGCAAGTTACATATCTGCGTGTAACAGGTCCTTAGAGCGTCCAGACGGGGCTCTAGCACTGTCTGGATGCCCTGCCTCAACGTGTTTATCGCAAACCCAGAAAGCTGGAACTGCAGCTCCCCATGCACCGAATGAGGCAACGACCCACGCTGTAACTCGCTTGAAACCAACCCCATGTAAGCCCCGGTCTCCCGGGCTATCTCAAGTAGGCCCAAAGGCTCCACGTTCTCGCCCTCTGCAAGGCTTATCTCGCTGCCAGCCTGGTAGGGGTCCTCGTCCAGGGACTTAGAACCGTCCCTAGAACGCACCAACACGGTCTGCTTCTGGGCCCGGGCCACCATCTCCATCATCACGGACATGGTGAAATTGTGCTTCTCGTACAATTCCCGGTTGGAACGGAAGAGACTCTCCCCATACTCAGAGATCATGTCCGGGTCCAAACGCCCGTTGAAACGCCCCTGAAGACGCGGCATCGCCCCTACCATCCCCAGGAACACCGGCACCCTGTCAGCGCCATGTTCCTGCGGCTTCTTGGCGAACTGGCCCTGGATGACCACGCAGTTCTGCTCACGGTCGTAGTAGTCATAGACGTCCAACCCGAACTCGTCCGGGTTCTGGTTGCCTACGGTCCACTCATCAAGCTCAAAATCAGGGTATTCAGCCCTGATCTCCTGCAATGTCCGCCTCATCTTGTAACAAGCCCAGTCCAGACCACGCTTACCAAGACTCCAGTACGTGTGCATCGGGTCCCACGGCTGCACGCTCACATACGTCGATTCGTCATCCTCATCCTTGGCGATCAATGCACGCCCAGCGAACCAACCACGCAAACAGATCATCGATGACAACGTCTGCTGCAACCTCGGCTCCAACTGGTTCATGGTCAACTCTTCGTCGACCGCCTTCAGAAGCCCGATCAAGAACCTCTCTTTCTGGTCGTTACGCTCCCGCTCCTGCAAAGCATCACCACGGTGAGGAACGCTCACGATCAACCTGTGAGCTGCCATCCAACCGATGATCTTGTCCGCATAGGTCTGAGGCTCGTTGCTGGTATAGGACTGATACCCATCTCCAGCATCAAAAGGAGTCAAACGATAAAGGTCATAGTCCTCTTCCATCCGCTGACGCAAAGCGTCAGTCTCATCAGCATGACGCTGGACGGCGTTCATGATCTCGTCAGGATCGCAATCAGCTTTAGCCATACATCACCAATGTTTAACCTTGATACGCTCACGATCACGCACCACCCCGTACCCGAAACGGTCCACGATCCCGTATATCAGCGCCTTTACCCCGTGATTATACTTGTCCTCCGGGCTCTGACCCACGATATTCCCATCACGGTCTGTCTTCCATTTGTAAACCCGCGTCTGACCATCAAAAGGGTTAGGCGCGGCCCCAAGCTCACTAAGTACCCCGATAGCCCGGGGAGATATCACTATCTTCGGCCTACCACTCAAAGGGTCAGGCTTGAAGAAACCCTTCAAACGCTCTGTACCCTCGTTGATACGCACCCTCTGGTTGGCCAGATACAACCCGGTCTCCTTCAACCACACCTCTGTCGGCGCCGCCATAGCCTGATGCTGAGTACCAGCCACATCAATCGCCCCATACTGAACGTCCTGCCACCACTCACGGGACTGGCACACTCTGATAATCTCGTCAGTAACAAGTCCTCGCTCGTAGACCTCATCAATAACCCTCACCTGCTCATCTACGATCTGCACCACCTCTACCGCATATGCCCCCGCATACCCGGGGTCCATCCATATGTGGACAGGCAAGCCAGGCTCGTACTTCACATCCTCCAGATGCAAGTCAGCACGAAACTCCGTGAACACCAACCCGGTCGGCGGACACGGGATACCCTCGATACGCTCCAGAAAGAACTCGTCAGGACTGTTATCCTTGAGAGCCATGATCTCAGGATCATCTTTACCACCAGGGTAAAGATGATGATTGCTCCAACTAGGTAACGTGAAACTCTGCTCATCACCCGCCCCCGCCTGCCACGCCGTCGCCAACTGCGGGTACCATCCCAACGACCCCTCCATAGTCCCACTCAAGAACATCCACCCCTTCTTCGGCGCCAAACGGCTCCGTATCCGGTAGAAAGTCTCATGGTCCAACTGACTAGCCTCGCATCCCACAATCCCGTTGGGCGCACGCATAGCCAGGGTGCGGGGGTCCTTGCCGCTCTTGGTCTCGATCCGCGTCCCATCTGCCAACACTATCCGCCCAGGATCAACACGCTTGCTAGACTCGGCAAGCACCCCCAATGCAGCGAAATCGCTCACCAAATAATCAAACTCAGCTCGCGTCCGCTCATAATCCGCTGCCACCAACCAGTACAACCCAGGCCCGTCTGTCTCCATGAAACGACTAAGCAGATACTTACTCGCAACCATGCTCTTCCCAGCCTGCTCACCACCACTCACCAACACGTACCGCTTACGACTACCCAAGATCCCACGTTGCATGTCTGTAGGCTCAAACTGCACCTTGCCAAACAAGTAATCAACTATCTCAGGTGCTAACGGCATCAGCTAATCTCCGTCGTTCCTTCAGGTATGCTCCACCCACTGATCTCAGCACCCATCTGACGCTTGATGAAATCCTGCACCGCCCCATCCCCCACATGAGTCAAGAAGATCGGCGTCCGCTCCCCTACATACTGCCCCTGGACGTTGAACCCAAAATGATCCAATGCGTCCGCATACGGGTCCTCACTCTCTCCATCTCCATTCGCCACCAGGATGTCCAATACCTTGTTCTCATCGTAAACAACCACCGGACCCACGTTGAACTGCCACCCAAAGCCCACAAAAGCTGCATCGAACTCATCGTAAAAGATCGTCTCGTCAAACTCCTCCCACTGCGAGAAGTATTCGCACAACGTCTTCGGCGGGTGATCTAGCGCACTGTCTGACATCAAGGGCTCCTTTTAGCAAAAATGAACCGTCGCGGGTAGGTACTTAAATAACACCACGCGCGTCAAGCCATGCCGGGGTCGCCCGTGCCTGCGTTCCTTATCCGCCGCCGCTCGGCCCCAGCTCCTGACCGTCTGGCCCCAGGTCCCGGAGCTGCTGGCCCTGGTGCTCCGCGTCCGCTCCGCTCTCTCCGCTCTCCCAGCTCTCCGCGCTGGTCCCGGGTCCCGGCCCGGCCCGGGTGCCGAGCAGCCGCTCCGCCTCCGCTACCGCCGCCGCGCCCTGGTCCTGGTCGACCTGGTCCCCGGGTCCCGAGCTGGCGAGCTGACGCAGTTCGGATAGAGTGTCCCGCGCCGTTGCCGGGTCCAATGCCGTCTGGACCCGGTACTTGGCCGGGAGTGTGGCGTTCAGGAGACAAATCAGAAGGGTTGGATTCTGGCCCGGTTTCATCTTCTTGACCAGGTCCCACGCTAACGATTCGAGCCGGTCCCCGAATCCGCCCTTAGCCCGCTCCAGACGACCAGCAAACCCGAGAGCATCAACCCTCCGCCAGTATTCCGCCGTTTTCCTGGCCACCCCTGCAGCCTCACAGGCCGCCGTTAGGTTTCCAAGGGCTTCAAAGCCCCGGAGCACCTGTTCTTGTCGAGCCCAGGCAGGGAGCTGCAGCTTTGCTCTTTTTATCTC